ACGAAGGGGACCTGTGCGAGGACCCAGACGATTTTCATACTTACAAAGCGAGCGTCAACGAAGTTGCTTTGCTGCCGAGGCGGCTGAAGGGTCTTGTTCGGATTCACCATAAGAAAGACTGTCTCGATCTACCTGATAAACGGTATCGGCGAATTTACTGTAAGCCCCATCCAAGCACGCTTCGCGTGGCCAAAGCGTTGATGTCATCGTCGCCAAATGCGATCACTGGTATGACGCTGCTACGTGAGTTGAGTGATGGCTTTCAGTACCGCGAAGTGCAAGAAGGGACAACGCATTGCACACATTGCACCGGGGGTAAGGTTGATGAATGGTTTGATCCGGATAATCCAGATAGAACATATCGCGCCATTGATCTTGTGAATCCTGAGATCGTAGACCGACTTCAGAAGACAGAGATTGAGTGTTTGGTTTGTAGTGGCTCGCAGCAAATGCCTCGTCGCATCCGGCATACACGCGAGGTGCCCTGTCCGAAGGATCAAGCCCTCAAGTCCCTGTTGGAGGAGAACGAAGAGCATGGGCGAATAGTGGTGTTTGCTGGCTTCACTGGGTCAGTAGATCGTTGTCAGCGTCTTTGTCAAGAAGAGGGCTGGAATGTTGTTCGCTGTGACGGACGCGGTTTTCATGTTACGACTCACAAGAATGAAGTGGTTACGTGTGCGGAACCTTTGGACTATTGGGCTGATTTTTCCACTCCGCGCGTGGCCTTTGTGGCGCATCCGGAGAGTGGTGGCATGAGCCTGACGTTGACGGAAGCCCGCATGGCGATTTACTGGTCAAATACTTATAAGCCGGAGTATCGAATACAGTCTGAAGATCGGTTGCACAGGATCGGTACCGATTTGAATTTGGGCGTCCAGATTGTTGATCTCATTCACTTACCGAGTGACGAACGTGTGTTGGAAGTCATTCGCGCTAACCGGCGTCTGGAGTTGATGTCGATGGGCGATTTGGAGATCGACTGGGAGAACCCGAAAGGCATGGAGGGAGAATTACTATCAGTTGACGTTTTGTGATTTTGGGGGCAGCTTATGCACGAGGAAAGTCGTATTGAATCCCTTCGTCAGCGGATTGAGGAACAGTATCGGGATTATCCTACTGATTGCGGAGGTAGTTTTGGTGAATTACTTTGCCATGAAATTCACAGTCAAGGATTGACATTTTGCTGGTTAGCTGAGAAATGGGGCATTAGCCTATCCACCCTTGGTGATTTGATTGCTGACCATTGTCGTCGCTTAGAATCATTACCTGAAGTGAATCATCACTACAGGCACATTGGTTGACGTTTCGTAACCCTTTTCAACTCTTGGAGGTGTCTTATGAAGTTTCGTGTTTTGTTGACTCTGATTCTTGCACTGGCTCTTGGTACTGCGACGATGTTTGCAGCCGAACCTGCGAAGCCGTCCACATCCGTTCCCGAGCAATTGCAGGAGATCAGTGTTACCGTCAAGTCGGGATTCGCACAAGGTTCCGGTACGCTCGTCACCCGCAGGGTTGGCAACGAGACTGTGACATTTGTGTGGACAGCCGGTCACGTTGTTGACAATCTTCGCACCATTCGTAAGGTTATCGATGACAGGGGTAACTCGAAGATTCTTGTTAAGTTCAAAGACCCTGTGATTGTTGCCGAGCGCCATCAAAATGGTCGTCGAGTCGGTCAGCAAACCTTGGATTGTAAGGTCATTAAGTACAGTGATGTGGATTACGGTGAAGACCTTGCTGTTTTGATGATTCGTTTGCGAGGTGCCTATCCACTTGACACCAGCGCGAAGTTTCATCCCGATGTCAACTATATCCCGCCGATCGGTGCTGATTTGAGTCACTGCGGTAGTCTGCTTGGTCAGTTTGGCGCCAACAGTTATACGACAGGTGTCCTTAGTCAGACGGGCCGTCTTTTGGAAGAGTCTGGCGCGAATAAGCCAGTCTTCGATCAGGTGACGGCGGTCGCGTTCCCCGGATCGTCTGGTGGCGGGGTCTATTTGAAGGGTGACGGTGTCTACATCGGGATGTTGACTCAAGGTGTTACGGCTCTCCAGGGGTTCAATTTCATTGTCCCTGTGCGTCGTATTCATTCTTGGGCAGCAGACTCCGGTATTGAATGGGCCCTTGATCCTTCTGTGCCCATGCCGTCGATGGCTGAGATTGAAGCTATCCCTGTTGAAGAACTTGGTTCGATTCCGGTCGGTTTTCGAGACACGGGCGGCGGTGTCTACAGGAAGCCAGTGGACAACTGTGGCATCAATAAGTGGATCATGCCTGAGGGTAGTCTGAAGTCGCTTTTCGAGGTCGAGAAGCTACTTTACATTTGCACCCCGTAGTCTCGAACTGCAACGAGGGAGATAATTGTCGGGAGAGTGAGAGGGTGGCTGAGCCACCCTCTCACAGATTTTCACTCAAACAATACTCGCAGATGAGGCACACAATGAAACTTACAAAAGAACAAGTCGGTGAGATCAAAGAACGATTGGTTCGGGGGGAGACTCAACTTTCGATTGCTAGCATCTTTATGGTGAGTCGATCGCTCATTTCTGATATCGCCACCAATCGCGCACACAAAGACGTACCTTGGCCTGAAGGCCATCAGCCGGTTAAGACACAAGGCGGACAACACAAGAACACAGAGTACGATCCGACCGACAAGCGAGTCCAAGATTTGGAAGTTGAAGTTGTCAGTCTTCGAGATGAGTTGCTACTTGAACGCCGTCGATCAAAGGCCGGGGCTCGTGAAACTGGTATTCATCGTGCTATCGTGGAGGAGATGGAACAGCGGGTTCACCCGTTTGAAGCGTTGCCTTCAGTAGCGGAGCATCCGCGAAAGTCTCAGATCACTGAACACGTTGTCATGCACTTGAGTGACGGACACCACGACCAGGTTGTTCGACCGGAGGAAGTAGGCGGCTTGGAAAACTACAACTTCCCCGTTTCCTGTTGTCGGGGTGAGCGCTATGTTGACACAGTGATCGAATGGACACAAGACACTTTGGCTCCCAAGTTCAATTTTCCGACGCTGTGCGTTTTGGCTTACGGTGACTTCACCAGTGGCGAGATTCATGGCCATGCGCCCCGATCCTACTACCAGAATATCTTCCGCAATTGTTTCGCTATTGGGCAATTGCACGCTTTGATGTTCCGCGATTTGGCCGCGTATTTCCCTCGCGTCAATGTCTTGTATCTTGCGGGTAACCATGGTCGCCGTACTCGAAAGAAAGACTACCGTGGACCCCAGGAGAATTGGGATTTTCTTTGTGCCGAGATGGCGCGGCTGCACTGTCGTGACATACAGAATGTCACGTTTACGATTCCCGATGCCTGGAGTGCCAATGTGGACATCAATGGCGTAGGCTTCAATGTCTCGCACGGTGACGATGTGCGAAGTCAATTAGGTGTGCCGTGGTATGGAATGGTGCGACGGCAGAAGGGTTTAGTTGCTCTCGGCGCGGCCGCTGGGGCTCAGCGAGTTCGTTACTTCTGTTGTGGCCATCACCACACGGCGAGCACACTTTCCGATATTGACGGCGAGTTGATGGTCAATGGCTCATGGCTGGCGACCGATCAGTTTGCCTATAACGCTTTGGCAGGATACCGAGAACCTGCACAATGGCTTCATGGAGTGAATCCCCGACACGGGATTACGTGGCGGCTCAATTGCAAATTGCGTCATCCGAATGAGAAGCTTGGACCGAAGCGCTACAAGATTGATGGCGGTCGGGATGTAGGCCCGGTTTGGTCGCCATCAGAATGAGGTGCGCTGTGAGAAAGTTGTTTCTAGTGGTTCTGTTGTTTGGCCTGGTGGCCGGATGCGAACCACAACCTAAGCGTCGGCCTGATCCCTGTCCGGGTCCTTGTCCGGGTCCTTGTCCGGGTCCTTGTCCCGTGTCCGATTCAGTGTCAGACGGATCGGTCATCTTTTGGAGGAATGGAATTCTAATGAGACCGATTCTCAAACACACCGGCAGTGATTTGACTCACTCCGCGATTGTCCTTTATGTGAAATTGACTCCTTTGTACGGAGATTAAGATGCCGGTCCACCGAACAACTGTCAAAGGTAAGCCAGCGTACCAATGGGGTGCGACTGGCAAGAAGTATCCGTACACGCCCGGTAACAAGGCGAGCCGCGAGCGTGCGAAAGAAAGAGCCCGAGCCCAGGGGCTTGCCGCAGCCCGACGTATGGGAGCCAAGCCCCATCTCTAAATTAAATTGGAGGTGCGCCATGCACAAGTGGATTGTCGAGCAATGGCGAGACGGGGAGAAGATTCGGAGAGTGGAACTTACGGATGAGATGGTTCAGCAACACGAAGACGGCACAGTTGTGATTACCTTTCCGCCGCATGAGATGGCGGGCGGATTGGTGGTTGCGACGAATGATGAGTTACGCCTACGCGAGATGAATGATGGCTAGTCCTAATCCCGGCGGTAATGTCTATAAACGCGACACGCCTGAAGACCTCCATCGGGCTTGGAATGCTGTGATACGTAAGGTTAATGATGAGCGTGAGAATCCGCCGGAAGATACAAACTGTGAGGCACTTAGTCCTATCGGTGAGGTTGAAGCAAATCACATTTGGACTCAGACTGATATTGAAGATGTCCGCAGTGCTATTGATGAGATGTGTGCTTACGCATGGACGGAGGATTTAGAGTATTGGAAGGATGCGATCATCACAGAAATAGATGAGGCTCTTAATCGGGAGTGGGGCGGTTGGGGCGATGAGGACGAGTGTTGTGAAGAAGAATGTATTCCAGCTTGTTCAGATTGCGAAGAGGAATCGGATACATTTGAAGTTGTAGCCGCTGAGGGTTGTCTTATTTGGCCAATGTGGCAATGTTTGATAGACTACATTCAATGGATAGGTGTAGTTCGCCCTGCTGCATTGGATTATGGGACCATCATGGGGCCGCTTTACGCGGCGATTTCTCTTTTCGAGTATTACCATGCAGCGTATTGTCGGGCTTTTAGGGAGGTTGAAGACCTTGAAGAAGAGTTGGCAGCACTCGAAGCAATTCGGGACGCAGCATGCAGTCAAATACCACCTGATCCAGCGGCGTGTGCAGCAGCCCAGGCAGACGTGGATGAGAAACAAGAGGAGTTAGATGAGAAGATTGAGGAGCGTGATGAATACCAAGAGGAAATGGATACGGCTGCTGCGGATGCAGACGCTCCCGCCTCGGCTCAAGGTGCCATTATCAATGCAGCTTCACATCCTGAACAACAAAATATGTGGCCTCTTGTTACAGCTACAAATCATCCTTGGGCTGATCAAGATTGTGCATTTAGGCATGGATACAGGGGAGTAGAACGCTGTCGATGGCGATGGAATTTAGGATTTCAGACTAATGGTGGACCTTGGAATGTGCGTTGGAGTGGTGGCTATACTCCCAATGGTATTCCTTACGCAACTTCTCTTTCTGTGAATTCACCGTTTGCGAGTTATCATTGTATACTATGCTGTTGGTCGGTAGACCCAAGCCCGTGTCAAAATCCCGCATCTGCTTGTGCGCAAGCAGGTTCGTGTCCTGCAACTTGGCGACTTCACGCATACTCTGATGCAACTGCGTGCGGCGCTTATGACCCTTCAACAGGATTGCCCTGCTGATGAAGATTACAACCTACAGTATTACCGACTTTGATAGCAGACGGGCAATTCCAGATGGTTGGCGAGTTGATCCGGAACAGTCTGATCGACTGTTGCCTCCATGGTCTTATTGTCAGTATCGACGCATCAACTATAATCCTCAGACTCTTGTAATTACTCCAGTTTGTCGTTTGATTTCTAAGCCCGTTACAACAGAAATTTGTTTGAGTTGCAATCGACAGTCGGAGGAGAAACCGCAACTTGATGTAACTGGTTTACCGCGATTTGAGAAGTTACCTGGAGATTGGGAAGAGTTTCCCGGAGGTTATGCAGGACCATTGGGGAGTATCGAAGAAACTGATGAAGAATCCAACGGAGTGAGCGAGAGGGCAGTACGGATCGAATCTGATGGGACGATTGTCTACGAGAAGGGCGATGATGATTGGGAGCCACCACGAGATATTCACGGCTATCTACGTGACCCTAAGAATCCCTGGCATTTCACTTCGCTTTGGCCCGCATGCGAAAAGCGGCAGCGTACCACGAGGCGAAACAGAAGTTGCGGCGGTATCTTTGTGACTATGACATGTACTCACTCAGATTCCAAACGAGTTGGCAAGGAAGTAACTTATAAACGATGTCAACGATGTCCTGTGAGGGACTCACAAAAGGGAGACTAATTATGCCTCGAATTCTTTTTCTTGGTGGCCCAATTGATGGGCAAATGAAGGACGTGGATGAGACCATTAGTCCACTGGTTCCATCAGCTATCAAGGTGACTCTGCCTAATGGTCTCATAGTTCAGTACCATGTCAACTTTTTCTCAGGCGACAAGCTACAGTTTCCGTTGGCCTGCTTCGAGGGTCTGGGACCCGATGACATTTTCAAGATGCTGTTGCAGTGGTACTCAATCAAGCCTCGGGTCAAGCCGATGGCTCCGCCTACGGCGGCCGGACCTGAACCACCGCCAACTGAACCGCCAACTGAACCACTGACTGAATCATTGACTGAACCACTGACTGAACCACCGACTGAACCATCCACCGACTGAATTGTCATAAGAGGAGAGAATGATGCCCGAGAACGATGACTTTGATTTTGCTGACGACGATTACGGTGACTTCGAGGACGATTTCGAGGATGACTTCGAGGACGAAGACGATGATCTCGATGATGATCTCGATGATCTCGATGATCTCGATGATCTCGATGATGATGACCTTGAATACGACTACGAGGACGACGACGAGGATGACGAGGACGATTTCAACTACGAGGATGATGAGGACGACTGATTCCTGAACAGGGAGGAGTGTCTTGAAATCGTTGAGGAGTAATAATAGTGGCAAGATACTATGGTTGTTCCCAGTGGTATTACCGCGTACCGGGGTATGCTCCTGAGTATTGGGATAAACTTATCCAGTTACCTTCCCTCTCGCGGGGATATGGATACGCGAATGATGAGGCAACTGTTCGTAGACTGTTGAGAAAAATGCTGGGCGTCAAGAAATTGCCTCCTGGTACCCAAGTATGGCCAAAAACAAGCGGTGAGCCACTAAGGGCGGGACAGTTACCACAACCACCGCAAAGATACTGAGATACAGTCGAAGGGAGAAGAAACGATGGAGCACCAAAGACTTAAAGTAGTGTTTGATGGTCCTCCGGATCCTGAGTCCGGTCCGGTTATTGAGATCGAAAAGGAAGACG